TGTGTCGGGTGGGTGTGTGTGTTGTGTAGGTCAAGATAGACCCTGTTGCAAGCCTGTGCTCAGGCAAGGAAAAACTATGGTAACAAAGCTTACCTGTTCCTTACGGCATGTGAAAAACATGCTGTTTCAATCAAGGTTTAAGGTTGAGCGTTATGAACTCAACAACATGCTAGTCGAGCTGCTTTGGCTGGTTTCCAAGGTTGAAAAGGCCGAGGAACAAACAGACCAAGATCGTTGGAAACAAAGACTAGCAAGGAGACTAAAAACCTTTTTGGCCCACTATGCTTACAACGAGCAAGGTTTTGGCAAAAGCAAGCCTCGTAGTAACTTCAATAAGGCCAGTATCGTGGCTGAACTGGACTTGTCAGGACGCGAACGATTGCTTGCAGAAGTCCAAAGACTTGGCTTGGAAGTGAGGCCTTTGTTGATAAACAAAGTGGGGGACGAAATTCTTGAGCACCACTATAACCTGGAAACAGCGGTGGCCAAGTACAAAGTGGCTATCTTTTTTGAAGATCACTTGATGTGATCAAAAGGCATGTGAAAAGCATGCTTGTTCTTTGACAAGAAGGAGACGAAAGGCGACCCGATGAGTTTGGTCGTAAGAGGACTCATTGCCTCTTAGGGCACCAGACGAACCACCCAACAACGCCGAAAGCGTTTGTTGGACAGGGCTGGATCCCCTGTCGGTAGAACATAGTCGTCTCATGTTATGGGCATGAGAGACTTGTTATTCACAAGTCAAAAATTTCGCATCCAAAAATAACATAAGCCAGGGCTTCTACCCTGGCTTACTTTTAAGGATAGTACTATGAATAATAGTAGCACAAACTTGACAGTAAGTCAAGAAAAAAATTCCACCATCACTCAGTTGCCTCTCTGGTTTGAAACTGCTGGCTCTACCGTCGAGTGGTATAAAAAACAGATACAAACCATGAATGAGGTATTCGCCGAATACGAAAGGGAGCAAGCCCAAAAAAATGCTCAAATTGTGATCAACATTAATTGGAGCCTGCTAACCGGGCTTGCTATCGGTTTTGCCATCGGGCTTACCATAGCACTTCTAAAATAAAGCCCTCAACCGCCCAAGGATTTGGAGAGCCTTGGGCTTCCCAAACTTGTTTTTCACAAGTATTGGAATAAACCAAAATTTTTAAGGAGAGATTCATGTTAAATAACACAATCGAAAAACTTTTTCAGGATTCTAGACAAAAGGCCAAACGCGCTAAAATTTTGTTCTATGGTAGCTACGGAACCGGGAAAACAGTCCTATCTTTGCAATTCCCTTCGCCCGTATTGATTGATATGGAGCGCGGATCAGATTGCTACCAAAACCAATTTGATTTCAAGGTTTTTCATGCCACAGACCCAACTCAAGTTTTGAAGGGGGTGGACTACCTTTTAAGCCATAAGACTGACCGCCAGACAATTGTCCTAGACAGCATGACCGAATATTGGAGTTCGTTGCAAAGCAAGTGGACTGACATTTTTCTAAGACGCAACAAGGGCAAAGGGAATAAGGAGGAATTTTATGATCTTCAACCAAAAGATTGGACAATCATCAAAAACGATTTCAAGGCTTTCCTTCGCAAGTTGCTATCCCTTGATATGAATGTTGTCTGTACTTGCCGAGTAAAAGACCAATACGCTGAGGGTGAGTTCCTCAAGAAAGTTGGCGAGACGTTTGACTCTGACAGAAGTTTGCCTTACCTTTTTGATACTGTAGTTCGCCTGGACCGTACTCAAGACGGAAAATTTATGGCAAGAGTAGAAAAAGACCGAACAAACAGCCTGCCCCAGCAAAAGCCCTTTGAATGCAATTATCTAACATTTGCTGCTGCTTTCGATTTACCGGGGTGGGATGAAATACTTTGGCCAGAATCTTGGTTGTGGAATGGATTTAAAGGGAAAGCACTCTCTGGAAAAGATTTTGCAACGGATTCCGATCTTGCTTCCTATGCAAAGGATGAAAAAACCTATAAAGGTCGGCAATGCCTGCACATCATGGCGGAAAAGCACGAACGCGAGGAAGTGCGCATGATAGCCCGCAAGCTTTTAGAAAAATATCCATCACAAAAAAAAGCCAAAGAATCAATAGAGATTAAGTCGGAAACTTCTAGTGCCAATGTGGACTCTCCGAAATTAGAGACTCAAAAAGCATAGTCTCTTACCCACCATCACGTAAGCCCTCGACAAGAGGGCTTTTTAAGGAGGAAAACAGCTCCGAACAAATTGAACTTGCCAATTTACGTCGTGAAAATCGCGTCTTGAAAAGCGATGTTGCTGCATTGAAAATGTACAATAGATTTTTCGATATGGAATTGAAAGAAAAGCAAAGAAAAATTGGCAGAGATGGCCTGCTCAAATAAGGAAAGAAGCCTTGCGTAGTCTGCGCAGGTTTCGGAAAGTTATTCAATATGCAATTGCTTAATTTTTTCAAAGGAGACCCCCAATGAACAGCCTAACTAAAAATTTCGTTTTTGAATCGCACCCAGTAACCGTAATCGTAGACAAAGATGGCGAGGTATGGTTTGACGCAACACAGGTATGCGAAGCATTAGGATACGAAAGAAGCGCAAGCCATGTTATTGAAAAATTGGACGATGATGAAAAAAAATGTTTGAGTCGAAAAGAATTTAGTGACTGGACGGAATCCGTCCAGTCACTCGAAGGGGGTGCCCAATTCAAAAATTTCGTCAGTGAACCCGGCACCTACAAGTTAATTTTCCAAAGTCGAAAGGAGGAGGCCAAGCGGTTCACCCGTTTTGTGACCCACGAAATCCTACCAGAGATTCGGAAAACCGGGTCGTATGCACCCAATGCCAAGGAAGTGCCCATCGAAAAAATTAGCGACACCTTTTGTAAAACCAAAAAGATGGCACTGGCAAACGGAGCAAGCGAACTCGAAGCCCGCAGGCAAGCCCGTGAGATGGTTCGACAAAAGTACGGTGTGAATGTGAACCAACTTTTGGGGGTAGGTGAACCCAAGGAAGTTAAATGGGATGAAAAAGAGACCCAGATGGCACAAAAAATTCTGAGCATCGTAGAGAAGCTGATTGAGAAAAAAGGACAGGCAAATCATCGCGAAGTATTACGATCTTCCCATCTCAAAACCCAAGACCTAGACACAATCCTGGATGACCTCATAGATAAAGAACGGCTAGAGGAGAAAAAACGAGGAACTTATCGCTACTATTTTCCAGCGAATTAATGCTTGGCTTTCCTGGCTAAACCAGCCAGGAGACTTAAACCTGGGGATTCTCATCCATGTTTGATGGGCTTCTATTCGTATTATGTATATAGTTGCGCACCAAAAGAAGTATACCAGGAACTAATTGGAAGAAATCCAAAAAACGAAAACGGAAACAGAAAATTTAGGCACCACCAATTCCTAACAGAAGTTGCGCGTAAATGGCTTGAAAGGCACCTAGCAACATTAGAGACTATGATACGAGGGACTCAATACAATCCAATTAGTTTCAAAATTTTGTTCCGTCAGGCATTCCCCAAAAATCGTTGCGAACCAATGCAAAAGAAAATCGCCAACGAAGTACGACAAATACAAATGGAGTTGGAGTTTGAATTTTAGTGAATGCTTGGCTTTTTCTTCCGCTGGAACGGGCAGTAAGTTTCAATGCTGTACAAAGGAGATAGGCAATGTTTATAAATGTAAAATCCGCATCTCGTGCTACAGGCTATGCACAATCTACCATTCGTGGATTTGCTCGCAAAAATAAAATTCAGTCTATAAAAGAAGGAAGGTTTTTGTCCGTATGCCTAGACGATATATATGAATATATGGGATCCGTCTCTTTAAAAAGGAGACGCCAATGGAAATAGAAAATCCACATGCCCATTATGTCCTCTCACTTGAGAGGAAAATAAGCAAGATGCGAGATCAACTTATCCAAGCAAATGATTTGATCCTATATCTTTCCGAAGAATTAGCAAAATTACAAATAGAATTAAGGAGTAAATGCTAATGGCTGATTTAAATGAAATCCGTTTGATTGGTCGCTTGACAAAAGACCCTGTATCCAAAACAATTCCTTCTGGAACTCAACTGGCAACGTTTGGCCTTGCCACAAGCCACAAATATAAAGACCAAACTGGAGTAGCAAAAGAAGACACGGTTTTTGTTGATATTACGTGCTGGGGGAAACTTGCCGAACTTGCTTCTAAATACTTAAAAAAAGGAAGGCAGGTTTTTATTGGTGGAAGACTTCGATATGAGACCTGGGAAGACAAACAGGCAGGACAAAAGCGATCTAAACTCACAGTTGTAGCAGACAACATTCAATTTTTGGATGCGAAAAAAGACGAAATGCCGACGAGTGTTCCTCCAGAAGCCTATTCAGCACCAAGTGGTGGCACCCACACATATACTGAAATTCAAGCCGCTCCTGAAAAGGATATTGTAAAAGATTCTTCCTGGGGCGAACCTCCACAACTAGACGATCAACCTCCTTTCTAAGTTTCCTGCGGGGTAGCAATACCCCTCACGCTCGATTAGAGATTGCAATAATTTTTGGAGCATACCAGAAATCCTTACACTCCGAGTAAGTAGCAATACCCCTCACGCTCGATTAGAGATTGCAATTTAGCTTTCCCGCGCATTGCTTCGATGGTTTGAGACTTCCAAGTAGCAATACCCCTCGCGCTCGATTAGAGATTGAAATTGGTTGCATCCTTGAATACATGTATTCGTTGGCTTTTCGAGTAGCCCCTCACGAATGAAAATTGTTTTAGACTCTCTGAACCAATAAAAATTGGTGGACTTGATCATTGAATATGATCAAGTCATAACGCGCTCCATGCTGGGCTTTAAAGTCAAATTGGCGTCTTTGTAGAACAAAACAAAACAAAAGGAAATAAAAGGAATGAAAATAGAGATTGAACAGGAGATAAAACCCAAGGCGCGTCCAAGGCTTGGAAAAGGAGGGATTTACTCTCCATCTTCAAAGAAGGAAAAGAGCTTGGCAATGGAAATTTCTTGGAAAGCACAGGGTAAAAGACTTGGCGATCAGCCATGTGTTTTGACTTTGCGAGTCTCCTATAAAAAGGGAGACCTGGACAACTTACTGAAAACCGTGTGTGATGCCCTTGAGAAGTCTGGGATAATAGACAACGATTCTCAGATCGAGGAAATCCATGCCTATAAGAACAAACACGAATCAATTCCTAACTCTATAGAAATAGACATCTTGTTACAATAGTCTTGTTTTTGCTGCCAGAAATTGGCAGCATTTTTTTTAGGAGAACAAAACATGATGATTTACAGTTTGGTAAAAAACATAGACACAATGGAAGATAAGGAAAAGCAAAAATTGTTAGGGGATTTAGTTGAAAAAATAGAATTGAGAGACCAAGGGGAGGTGCGGGCATATTTGGCAGAAAACAGGGTGGGAAATAAAAAATCAAAAATCGGTTCTAGTGAGTCCTTCTCGACTCCCCGATCGGGACGCTGTTTAAATTTGTGATTCGCCAACATCGCAGCATTTACCAAGGTTCAGTTGATTTTTTATCAACAAAATAAAAAAGCCCAGGCATTGTAATAGTGCCTGGGCTTTTTTATTTTTTCTTTCAATTTGTTTCAACCGCTTATATTCTCGCAAATTTAGGCTAATCATGTTGGATAACCGGCAGCAATGCCAATGATATGTCATGGGAAATTAAGATTTTCTGGTTCAAATAGTGTCAGCATTGCCTGAACTATGTAAGGTGTCATTGGGATTTCCTAGTGTATGTAAGTTTTGTATTTCCAATAGACTTTGTTTGCAAGGCAGTAGAGTAAACGTTATTGACCTCCCTAAGAAAAAAGATTAGGATTTCGCGCATGTCTGGATTGAGGGATTGTTCCGGCTGAATTTCTTTTTTGGCCAAGGAAAGAATTAAATCAATGGAAGACTGGATTGCATAGCGTTCAGGCGCGCTAATTTCTTTATCAATAATAGAAAGGACTTTATCCACGTCTTTGGGATTTACTGGTTTGGTTTCATCGTCTAAAAAATTTAAAGCGGAAGAGGTTGCGATGCAAACCTCGCTTGCGTGTGTTTGCATTTTATCTTTATCAATTTGCTGCAAGGCAAGAGGAAGGCCAATGCCAACACTGGCTTTGATGATGTCTTTGGCGATGTCTACATTGATTACTAGGTCAACATCCATTTTCCCGTTGTTGGTAAGAGTGCATCCAGAAAACAAAATACAACAAATAAGACAAGTACAAACATTGCGAACCATGATTTTTCCTTTCAATCAATATTTAATGATAAAACGCACGGCCAGGTATGGTGGATTTTGTGAATTGCTGTTTAAGGAAGACGCTCCCGCCGAATTTGTGGTAGGAGCAGCAGCACCTGTATCCATGTGAACAGTAGATGTTAGGTCGCACTGACGATTTTCTGGAGTCCCCGAATCTATGGCTGCATGTATAGAAAAATGCGTTCTATTTGTTCCTCTACCAAAAATAGGAGAATTAAGTGCGAATACACTTCCATAGCCGGCACTAGCAAAAGGAAGTTCGTGGCTGTGGTCTACAATGCTATGTGTGTGAGAGTTTACTGAGTGGCTATGGTTCGGGATGGAAAAAAGATGCGTATGGTTAATTTGACCGCCCGATTCCCCTAAATTGCTTCCTATCCCGCTGTTGGCTTTTCCCAAAAGAAATTTTTGAGTAGCATTGGGCAGCACCACCAAATCTAGGTTGTCGAAATTTTCTAATCCGGTATTGGGTGTTACGAGTTTGACAAGATCAAACAGATTTCGCAAGTATTCGCCCTTGTATATTGCCGTTGATCCCTCCTTGCCTATGGTTTCTCCATTGAGTAAAAGAAATCCCAGAGGTGGTGTATTGGCAATGTAAGAAAAAACAGAACCAACAGGAATCAAAGATTGAATTGTTGAATTCAAGTTGGCTATAATTTGAGCTAATAAGCGATCCCGTTCTGCCAAATCGGACAATGGTCTGTTGTCTACATCGGCATAAACCGGGTCTTCTTTTACATAAAATCGAACCAAAGGAAGTCCGTCAGGGCCTAAAATTAAATTAGGAGTGGGAACTCCCATAAACAAGCTCCTTAAATGTGAATTGTCCAACGAAATTCGAGTTGGACAGCACCTTTATAAAGTAGCGGATAGGTTACTCTAGCAAAAAGAACATGATCTTGTAGGAATAGGCCTTGCTCGCTAAGTCCTGTTCCTACAATTTCCGTTGGCTCTATGATTCCAATGAGACGGATTGTCGCTGGTTCTGGATATTGAATTGTGGATATGGGTTTGCGTAAGACCTCATGATTTAGAGAAACATCGCTCAATCCAGCAGGAATATTTTCGGCTGGATTGGTGGGGTTGTGGCCTTGATCACCCCACGCATACTCTACCAAAGGATTGCAAACGCCTTCGGCCAACATTTGAGCCAATTTAGTTCTACCAATGTTTACAACGATGTTGGAATAATTTTTTACCCAAATCAATTTTCCATACTTATCACGAGCGGCAATTTCCACAAGATTTTTTTGAGTCAACAAATATTCGCTTGCTGGTTTAGGATAAATAGGCTTTTCCACTGGTTGGCCCTGTAACAAAGGTAATAGTCAGTTGATTTGTGTCAATGTAACTAACTTGATATGCCGATGGGTCTATGTTATGAAATAAGTCATCCACAACAATGACATTCAAAATTCGTCTTCCTAGATTGTGCGTGATTGTCCATGGATTTATGGGAGTTGCTTGAATGAACTCAAATTGGGTTGTTCCGCCCGGAGCTGTGGGAATAGTAGTCACATTCTCAAACAGAATTGTCCAGCCCGTGTCTGTTTTCAATTTTAGTTTCCAGTTAGCTGGAATACTGCGATCTAACCAAATCATTCCTCGTTGTAAATCTAACGGTTCTGTTGACCCTTCGTGGTGTGAACAAACCGAATTGAATTGTGTTCTAAGCATTTCAGAACTTAGCCCTGCCTGATATTCTGGTTTAGTTTTATCAAATCCTTGTGGCATTGTTTATTTTTCCTATGTAAAATCCATCTTGGCTATTGCAATGGTTATTGCATAGCAATCTTTGCAATATAAAATTCCCGAAGAAGATTTATATTGAAATTTAAATTCAATATTTCCTGCACCTGGCGTATTATATGTAATTAGATTTACATTTCTATATTCACTGGCATCTCCAGTCAAATTTATTTCCGCCAGTTTTTGTACGAATGGTTGAGACAATTGAATGCGAAAAGAAGGTGATGTTCCGCCTTTGAAAGAAGCATTGAAAATAACAACATACCCCCAAGCATCTCGATATGCTAAGTTTTGATTTAAAGCGCTTATGTCTACGTAATCGGTAGAAGACGTACTTTGTTCTGTTGTTATTACTGTTTGCCAAGTGCTATTGAATATTCCGCTACTTGGTTTATTGGTTCTGTAAGAATACCAAGAAGAACCGTCATATCTTCGCAATTCTTTGATGGTAGTATCGAAATATAGATCACCTTTCGTGGCGGCGATTCCTTTGGCTGTTACAAAATCTGAGTCACTAGCAAAAGTTGGAATAAAGCCGCTTCTTGTTTCTGTGGAGGGAAGATTTGGTTTTATTCTGCCACTTTCTAAAATTCCTAATTTTTCTATTGCCATAACGATCTCATCAAAAACTTCGAGACTAAGTCAGTCTCGAAGTTTTTATCAAACTTTATACTACGGGATTATTGAATACTACAAAAAAAGTAATTTCGAGGTCACTGTTGTTGGGAGCCCAAGAACTATCTGTTGTAACTTTTACACCAAGTTTTTCACCAGCCGCAAACGTTAAACCCGTTGTTGATGGTAAGACTTCGGATTTTGCATCATTTACTGTTGTTTCATCGAGAACCAGATCGAGGTCATTACCAGTAAACTTAGTTCCATTTTTAGTGGGTTCAACAGTCAATGTTCCTGCAGTTCTGTTGGATGTTGATTGTAGAGTTGCTTTGACAATAGAACCGTCAGAGGGCATTAGAATTCGTTGGAATGACCCAGCCGCTTCGTAAAATTCAACATCGCTTTGGCTGGCAGGCAATCCACCTTTATAACAAAATTTGAATGGAACAGGAACCGTGCTTCTATTATTCAACACCATCAATCCAGCATGTTGAGCTGCTGTTAAATGATAGAATTCGTTAGTGGTTCCCCCTTGCAAATTTGATAGATTATTGTGTTGAGTGGTAGAGCCAAAAATAACCCAATCACTCGCGTTAAATACATACAAAGCGTCTTCATCTTCTATCCAGGTTGCAGAGCCTTTTGTAGGAGTGAATTCATTGAATGTAGTGCCATTGTACTGCCTAATTTTGTCGTCTGCTGTATAGGCACCAGAATCTCCCGAAGTGTCACTTCCATCATCTTTGAAAATAAATCTTTGACCGGCGCTTACAGCTACTCCAGAATCCCATGAAGTTGTATAAGAATACAATTTTGCTTCGTTTGTATTCAAACATTTTTCGCCACTAGCGGCCGTTCCATTAGGTGCTCCTGCTGTGCTTTTTACATAATCAATGGAATGTTGTACAGATTCTTGCCAGTCCACGCCTTGGACGAAACTTTCAACATAAGATTTGGTTGTGTATTTATTGGTGGAGCTTGGTGTCCCTTCACCTGCTAACGCCTCTTTTTGCCCACTTGAGGGAATTAGTGTTGCGTCCAATGTTAAATCAGAAATAGGTCGGCCATCTACTAACCGAAAAACTTTTGAATCAGCCATTCAATTTCCTTTCAAAAAGTATTGATAATTTTTCTTTCTTTATTAAACAGACAAATCAGTTAAATTTACGAAAAGTGTGGCTAAAATATTTGAGTTTTCATTGTCCCAGTCTAGGGAGCTAGACAATTTTATTCCCAATTCTTGGCCTTCATTGAAAATAAATCCGGGCGAATTAGGAGGAATAGAAGCGTGAACCATTTTTTGATTCGCTGGACTGAGAATAAGATTTAAGTCGGGCAATCCTATTTCAATTCCTTCGATTGTTGGCATTGCTAAAATTTGTCCGAATCTTACTAAAGATTCGGATTGAAGTGACATTCCCATGATGCTTCCTGGATTTGGCATAACTCTTCGATTCACCAAGCCATATGCGCTGTACAATTCTGCTAGGCTATTTGCAGGAAAGCCTTTTAAATAAATAAATTGGAGAGAAATATTTGCCATAATTTCCTCATTAGGCCAGCCTTACAAGTAAAGAGATCGCTATATCTCCATCACCATTTTCAAACTCGCTATCGCTATTTAATACAACTCCAACGCTCTGTCCAGTATTAAATCTAAAGCCAGAGCTATTGAATGGAACTTTGGCGGTTGTTTTCTCTGGCATCGAATTGTTTAGTGTTACATCTAGGGTTGTTACTCCTACAGGATTTTGGTTTATCGTGGGCTTTGCAGTAATTGTTCCAACAATCACTGGTTTGTTGGAGGTGATGGTAATTCCCACAATACTTCCTAGCGAAGGCATCATGAATTGAGAAGTTGCTCCCATAATTTCAAAAACAGGAACATTGATTTGCCCTGCTGCAAATCCACCGTAGTAGGCAAATTCAAGCCAAACCGAATTCAACGCTGTTAAAAGAGATTCATCAATCTCAATGTATTCCATTCCACAGCCGTCATGTTTTTGCCCTGTCGTGTCGTAATAAACATTAGGTATGTCATAAGCAAACCCAGAAACATCGTACTGCACTTTATAAGTGGGCATAATGTCACGGATGTATGCGGGCAAAGTAAAATTCATTGGGTCTTTATGGAGAGCGTTACGACGATGCCATGAGTCAATCCATTCAATAGAAAAGTGGAACGTGCCAGAAAAAGAAACGGCGCGGTCTAATTCTAAGGTGTGGTTGTCTATCACGCTAACAATGCGCCAATATTCATAAGCAATATTTACAAAATCGCCTTCCTCAATTTTTTCCAAATCCAAAAATAATGACGTGTCCGAGCTAACAATGTTGCTTCCTATCGTAGTTTGTAAATCACTTCCTGTGGTTTTTGTATAACCATAACGAGCTAAATTATATGCATTTTCCTCACCTCGATGACAACATACGCGCCATACTTGGGGACACGCCGGATTATAAATGTACTCAGGATAATCCCAATGATAAGAATAGTTGGTATCATAGAAAGCATAATGCCTGTCGTACATTGGTGTCAAAGAGGAATTGGTTAGCATGTCGTAATGAATTGCAGGATCATCCCAGACAAAACCTTTGTCGTACTGAAAAGAAAAGGTTTCGCCGACGATATATGCACCTTTGCCATGATAGCAACAGCTTCCTAAATGAAGCCGATCATTTTCTATCAAAGCCATTGCCAGAGAATCTTGCATAGTCAGACTATCCCTAAAGTCCCAAACAAAAACAACAAAGGTGTCTATGTGAATGGGCGTGATAGTTTTAATTTTGTCCAAAATTCTTCGCAAGAGAACAGGAGTAAGTAGGCCATCGACCATGCCGTTGATTTCCAAATTTTCGATTTCGGGAAGACGATAAAATGCCAAACGGATTTTGCTCGCAGCGTTCCAACCAGGAAGCCTTTGATTAAAGCCAGTGACAACATTCGACTCATCTTTTGTGATAAGACTATCCGGAGAATCTTCAAATAAATGAGTAACTTTTACGCCAAACCCCAACGTCCTAAGTAAACTTACAAAGCCCTGGTCAGTTCCTTTAACTTTGTAAATGGGCACAGCAGCACGGATTTGCTCACGCCTTAAAGCTTCTGGATCATCCGTTTCTAATTCCATTCCTAGATGATAGGAAAGATAGGAAAGAAGATTGCCTGGTACTTTGTCTAAATCTTGAAAGGAAGGCAAAGCCAAAGCTTTTTCTCGCAATAAGTTGTATTCTTCCTGTGCGCCATCTATAAGAGTTTTTACGACAAGTTTGGGATCGTTGTAGTGATGAATCCAAGGAAGAAGTTTTTCGTAGAAGTTATAATTTGGCATGGTTTTAACCTTACAGGGTAGCCACTAAAATGCTTTCACGGGTGTCTTGCAGTCGAATGTGGGCCGACAGGTTTAAAGTTCCTAATTGATAAATTTCATTTTCTGCTACAGGAATGTCTTGCGCCATTTCTGGCATACTAGAAAGAGCAAAGTTATTTCCAACTACGAGGGAGAGGATTGCGTCCACCTTAATAGAATTTATTGTATTTGATAAAATAGGATAGGATTTGCCCGATAGGCTGCCACTGGTAAATTTTATTATTCCACCAGCAAAACGATTAAGAATGAATCCTCCAGTTGTGGCGATAATTTCTGTAGAAAGTCCTAGCACAAAAGAGGACAGTACAACATCCAAAACTTCCATGCTTGTATCGGGCTTTCCAATAGAGACCTGTAAAACACCAGGTATGGACATTAGAACATGGTAAAGTTCAGAAACATAAAATGTCTTGCTTGGCTCTAATTCTTCTCTGTTGAAATAAAACTGAATGGCATTGTTGGCTTCAATAAGAACATCCTCTGGCTTGCGGATAGTTTGAGCAACAAACAACCGAACATCTAGGTCAATTTTTTTGATTTGTCCATCGTTGATAAAAATATCCACTACGATGACTTTGCGTTCGTTGAGATAGGCAAGCAAAGCCTGCTTAAGTCCCAAAGAGCAAATAGTCAACTCGCCTCCCCCTGTTCTTGCCCAAACATACACATCTACTTCATTGGCAGAAGAATTCGTTCGACCATACCTAGGAAAAGCCGCAGCTTTGGCAATGGAACCATATACGGGGTCAGTAAAAATAGATGCCAAGGTGTCGTAATCTTGCTTTGTAATAGCATTCCCATGAGTACGAACATAGCGAGGTGCATTGAATTTAATGCTTTCGTTGGATTCTTCGTCAGCTCCTCCGCTGGCCTGCTGTGGATTGGAAAGAAGTAATTCCACAGTAGTAACATGATCGGCAAGCGTTGCTGTTACACGTGTTTGAATTAAATTTGCAGCGATATTTCCTCGAACGCCGCCTCCTACTCGATACTTAATTTCGATGTTTCCCATTCCAGAAGGTGGAATGCGACCACTAAGTCCATCTCCAAAACGAATTGTGACTTTATTTTCTCCATCAAATTCGCTTTGGTATTTGTCCGAATCGCCAGCAAAAACTAATGCTTCGATTTTTTGCCACAAGGCGCCATCTACGCGTACCTCCTCACTATTTTGAATTACAGGAAAATTTCCTGCTACATAAATTTGTCTTGGATTTCCTGTTCCGTCAAAATTTTCGATATATGTAGTCCCTTCTGCTATAGTGGGACCGGGAAGTCCGCTTAAACTTCCCGGTCCGGCATCCTCAACATTGGCAGGGAAAATATAGTCTGCAACAAATTCAAAAGTCAAATCGCTAACAGTCATCTTGGTTCCTTTGACAATTGTAGCGTTTTGAGAATAGCCCCCTGTTTGCATTGCTTGCACTTTTAATTCTACTGAGGCTGCTGAAGGAGGTTTGGGAGAATACCCAATCAATTTGACCATGTTTACTAAATTTTGTCTTTGTCTGGCCGTTGGTAAATAGCATTCATTGACAGACATATCTATGGTAAAGGAAATCATGTCTGCCAACCACGCCCACAGCTCCAGGACGGCCATGGCTAATTGAGATTCTGTAAAATCTGTAATGTCGTCTGGAAATCGAGCTTTAATAAAGGAAATAAGGGCGTCTTTGCTGGTTGAAAAATCTCTCGCTGCATAATCTATTCTTGGATAAGTAGCAGGCATAATCTCTCCTACAAAACTTCAAGACTTCCTAACTCTCTATCCATTACAAGAACTAAAATAGTTTCTTGGGAAACGGATTGACGGATTCTATATTGAAGGGTTATCCTGGATGTGTGCTCTTGAAATGTAGTAATGAGTGCAAGAATTTCAATTCTAGGCTCCCATCTAGCCAATGCTTCAAAAACATATTCCCTGGCTAAAATTTGAAAAACATGATCTGTTTGCTCAAATACCAATTCATAAAGTTTTGATCCAAATTCGGGCATGTAAACTCGTTCGCCTAGCCTGGTGAGCAAGATGGTGATAATCGAGTTGCGAATGGTTTCTTTTCCATAACAAGGAGTAAAAAAACCATTCCTGCCTTTGTCAATGGGTTGCTTAATAGAAGGGAATATTTTGTTGATTGCCATAAATGTCCTTTATGAATTGTAACGACTACGGTTTGTGTTAAGCATCATACACATTACTAGACGCTACATCATGAATTCCTCTACAGTTCGGTCCTCGCCATGTGTTTACATTTAGCCGCACAGAACCTTTTCCTTTGTAAAAACACATACCACTTCCATTTTCAGATCGAGAAATTCCATTGGTGGGACAAATTCCAAGATGTGGGCAGGTTCCTTTCATATCTATTGGATCGTCTACTCTCTGCGTTTTTTTTCCTAGACTCCCAGACTCGAAATCAAAACCACCCATACAGATACCAATTACATCGTGTGGACAGCAATCTTGACCAAAATCACAAATTCCATGACATTCATCACCTTCCACTACAACTTTATACATAAAGACTCCTTGGTAAACTCGGACTTGTTCTTTTTTAAAGGTTTAAAGAACTTGGGATATGTGTTGAGCTTTTATGTTAGTGAATTGTGTCTGGGCTTGGCTTATAGCATTACTCATTCCTGGAACTATAGGTTGATTTACAATAGAAGAAAGAGTGTTCAAATTTTCTAAATTTATTCCTTGTAACATTGCAGGATTATTAAGCTGCATACAATTTACAAGGCTGGAAAATTTATTTGTTATATCTGGCGAAGCTCCAATTGCCTTTAGGGATAAATTTAAACTTTGTTGTAAGGAAAATAAGACACCTAAAGGAGTCTTCAACATATTGACTAGCGCCTTGGAGGCTGCACTATTTATGTTGGCTCTCTGGTTAACTATAAAATCATCCAATAAAGTTTGCGCTAACACACGCGCATCCTCTGGAGATAAACCAACTAAAGCAGAAGCACCAGGAATAAAACATTTTGCTGCCGGACAATTCACAATGTCGTCTACTGTAGGAATTGGAGGGATTAAGGTTGTAGGCATTGCATTCAATAATTCATTAACTAAAAAATTAGGGTCTTCTAAGGATGCTCCTATTTGGTTGATAATAGAGTTTGCAAGCTCTCCATAACGATTCGCAATTGCAAGAGCTTCTTCAGCTTTTCCTACTTGATTGTTTAAATTAAACAAAAAATTATCCAAAAATGATTGACATGGTGTTGGCATATTTCCCTTCTTAAGGAGTATGTGTAATTATAGGTGCTTTTGTAGAATGAGCTGATCCTGCAATTACTTGATGTATCAGGCCCGTTGTCTCGGTACTATTCATCCCGGTTTGTTTGTTGTCGTTCATGTTTATCAATGTATTTCTATTTTGTAAAACCGTTACAATTTGCCCACCCATGGTGGTTAAGGTCTCATCCTGAACTATAACCTGATGATGTTTTTTTTTGTACAATTCCTCTACATTTCCATCTACTACCACATGATAGTTCCCCTTTACATGAAGTACTACGTCTCCGTTTTGTCTAAATTCCAGATGGGAACCCGAAGGATGAAAGAGATGGATGCGTCTATTTTCAGGTGTGTCATCGTATTCGATTACAATGCCATTGGGTGTTCTAATTCCAAAGTTGGTTGGGTATTGTGCTTTCCATGCACCTGGTTCATTGATAAGTGGCTCGGTGTCGTTTTGGGATACATCCCCAGTCTTCCCTTGAAAAATATTGGGAGTTTCTGGTGCATTGTTGGGCGTTCCATAGTATGTGCCAATCCAAACTGGAATATTTGGATTTCCTTCTTCAAAAGCTACCCACACAGTAGACTCCCTGGGGGGAATAAAAATCGATCCGATGTTTCCTTTTCCTCCAAAAGGAAAACAAGGAAATGCCCAAGGTAAATCATTGATCGGGATGTTTTGAAAAAGTGAATAAACTTTAACCTTAAGCCGGCATAATTTGGCGGGGTCATTGTTGTCAACAACTTCGGCTCTATAAATTCCAAAAAATTGAGTGAGATTGGCTTCGGGAAAAAATTTCATAAATTTCTCGATTCCTTTACAATAACCTGTTCATGGTCTTCCACCAAATTGGTACGCTTTATTCCTGGGATGTTCTTTTCACCATCTAGCACTCCATTTCTTACCATAAAAATTTTGTTAATGTAGCCAGAAGCCGTGATTAAATGCCGAACTTCTTGCACTAAATAACGACCAGAAAGAGCGTGACAGCCACCTGGTGAGGTCGAGATAAGCAACGATATAACTTTGCCCGCTTCTAATAATGGATCGCCTCGACAAATCATAGAAGCATGATAACGGGAACGCTGAGCGCGATACCATTGGCTTTTAGCTTCTACTTTGGTAGCGTTCAAATTTTCGCTCTGAGTTTGGTGAAAGTAACGGCCTGTGTTTTTTGTTTCCGTTAAAAAAGTTCTATCGCCCAAAAGTTCTTTTTCGGTTGTGTTGTCTAAGGTTGCCGTAAATTCTAGCGATTTTTTTTCCAATGGGTCATACCCAAAAGCCTTACACGAAAGACCTCCCAAAGCATTTGTCAATTCTCCTTGGAAGGAGATCTTCAATTCGTGGATATGTGAATCTTCTCCATAGATATACCTACGAAAAATATGATTGCTATACTCAGGCGTGTGAAAATGTAGTATTCCTGTGTGATCGAAATAGATGTCGTAATCAGCACGGCCGTTAGCCGACATTGCCCTGGGAATTAAGCATTGCTTTATAAATTGCATATCCGAAAGCCAGATTTGCAAAATTGTATATAAGCCTTCTGTTTCTTCTACTCTTGCTTCGACTTTATTGTCGGACGCAATACGCCTTACCATATCAGAAATTTTCATTTTGGAAAAGCTACGGCTATTTGTATTTCGGTTCATCCTCAATGATTGGTCACAGCCAACAATTTCCAAATTTATTCCCAAACCAAGAAAATTCATACTGTAATCAGTGAGCCAATGTTGGTGAACATCCGAAATTGTTCCTCCTGCATAACCAAAACTAAATTGAATCTGATTGTTCTTTTGTAATTCTCTTATATCCAATTCTTTATAGTCTGAATGCGACAACAAGAGTTTGTGTGTATTTGCCTCGGAATTTATTGTGCTTACATATTCAAAGCCATGAATTCCATTTTCCATAGAAAGTCGTAGCTTTCCAATTTTGTATTCTAAGAACGCCGGGATAAAATTTTTACTTGTAATCGTCGGCATTTTAAATTCCTTCTGCCTGGCTTTTCCAAACCGATGGATTTTCAGGGATGCGAATGACTGTGCCTGGCCTAAGACCATAAGCCGGATCAAAAATATCGTTGGCAATGGCAATCACCCACCAAAGTTCAGGTGTGCCATAATACAAATATGCCAGATAATCCAGACGACCATTGTCTTTGCTTTGGATGGTAATAAATGTATCAGAATCCGATTTTTCTATAATGGGAGCAACAAAAGTTCCAAAGAAAGAAATGGCACCCGTTCCTTTATTGATATTTTTTGCATCCAGAGTGTACAACGGAGTTTTTTCATAGCGACTATTGGGAGAAAGCAAAATTCGTCTCATTATGGAATGCCCCCTCGATGTTGTGTTTTGATGTTCTCTCGATTAAGACCGACAAAGCCGTAGAAGTCTTGTGCAGATGGTGTCCGAAGTCTTTCCATATTTAAAGAAACTGTAGCCTCTAAAGGACAAAGATTGTCTATGTTCCAAGCCTCTCCATATTCAACAGAGGCTTGGGTTACAATTCCCAAAAAACTCAACCATGTTCCTACAATCAAAAGAACTTTTGGCGGTCTTGATAGCCCACTTTTTTTCCCTGACTTCATGGGATAGGTTAAAGATAAACACCAATTCACTTTTTCGATTACATTGGCAATGGAATTATCGTAGGCTACAAATTTAGTAGAGACTGAAATATTTTGCGGACTAGTATGAGACCAAAGATAAATTGGCCCGGAACTTCCTGCCGTATGGGTTGACTGGTAATTACTAGAAACCGAATGGCCTGATATTTTAGGAGTAGACGTAAAGAACAAAGTTTCTTCGGGTGTTTCCATGGTGCGAAGGAATGCCTTTTCTATCTGATTTTCTTGGCCGCCCATAATTTACACCCTCCAATTTCCAAGCATTGGGTCTACGTGCCCTTTGCCGCTAAATAATGAATTTCTATTATTGAAGCGAAGCTCTTCTAAGATTTTGTCTAACAGACTAACCACTTGCGAAATGTCAACACCAGAAGGGTTTTGTGATTCTTCTTGAAGTTTTGCGCTTGCTACTTGTTTAGTGGCAACTTGAGCCATTTCTTTTCTATCTGCCATGCTCAAAGTTTTTTCCAAAACATCATTGAGACGATTTAATGGCAAAACTACTTCGGGTTTGTTTTCTTCTCCAACGATAATGGGGGTCCTACCAACAACAACCGCACCAGATGCCGCTCCCTTTGGTTTGGTTGGCATGAGAAGCGATGATTTTGTCACTCCACCAAATATTTCGTTCAAAGAATCCAAAAACCAATCGCTGGTTTTGGATAAAGTTTTTTCTGGCGATTCTATAAATTGTCCGATTCCCTCGATTGCTTTTTTTGTGTATTCCGGAATAGCCTTAAAAAAATTCAAGATTGACTGCAAAGCATCCACTACAGGCATTAGGTTTTCATAGGCTTTTTTCCACATTTCCCCATGAAGTTTTCCTAAAGAGGCCAAAGCACCCATGATCATTTCCAACAAAGAAACTAAAATTTTAAATGGAGAAAGAATAATTCCCCAGGCAGCCGAAGATAGCAAATCTATGATAAAAGAAAGCCCTTGGAAAATTGGCGATAAGATAAAAGCAAGCCCTTTTAAGATAAAAGTCAATAGTTTTAGCACTCCAAGAATTGTACCTCCTAAAATTAATCCTAGGCCATAAAGAATTTTCCCAAAAAAAATCCAAAGGGGTTTGGTGGCTGTAAAGAAACGTACGGTTAATTCCCAAACTTCTTTTAGCGGCTTAACAAATAAAGAATAGAGTACAACGCCTACTAATTTGAAAAAACCAGATACAACAGTCCACAGCTCTTTAAAAATAGCTCCTATTTCTTTGCCAATCACAGAAAACAATTCCATTGCTGGAGCAAATACAGTGCTCCATTCAATGCCAAAATTTTTAATCCATTGATAAAGCCGTCGAAATCCCTCCACCAACAAACCTATGGCAATTCCAATAAGAATGAATTTTCCCACAAAAACGCCTAAGATTGCTAATAATGGTAATGCCAATGGGATCAATACAGCCAAGATGGATTTTAAAGCCGACAAAGCTAAGCCAACGGCTATGATTTGGGTCGTAATCGCAATAAATTTTTTGGTTTCAGGGGAAAGGTTTTGTATCCAACGCGCTATGGCTTGAAAAGAAGGAATTACATACTTATTAGCAATTTCGACAAAATTTTTGCGTAGGCTTTCTCCTAACACGGCTAAAGATGGCGTGAACACACTGGCGATTGCTAGTCCAACTGCTTTTATTGTCGAACGCATAGATTGAAAAGCATCGTTCAATTCTTTGCTCCGTGTTGATGCTTTTGTGGTCTCTTCAATTATTTTCTGATAGCCTTCTTTTTGTTCTTTGCTCATTTGCCTAAACGCCCGTGCAGACTCCCACGACAATCCTGTTGCTTCCTCAAAGGTATCGCGCATCATTAAAAACATGTCTTCTGGCATTTTGTCCACAGACTTCATAAACAATTCGTTCAATCGAATAAAATCAGCACTTTCGATCATTTTGTTTATCTCTTCGACGCTGGTCTGAGTCATTTGTGAGAAAAACAAAATCATCTTTCTTTGGTTCATGGAATACTTGGTTGTCAAACCTTCAAACATTTTTGACAAATCTTGTATGGGGGCTTCAACCTCTCGAAAGGCAGCACCCAAAGCCAAAACTTGAGGGGCTATTTTCCCTCGAACATTTTTTTCAAGATTCTTGGACACTGCCACGAAACTATTAAGAAGTTCATTTGCTTCATTGGCGGAAAGTTTGGTATTGGTCGCTACATATCGAATTGCGTTGGCCAGACCTATCATGCCTACACTCCCACCTTTATACCACAAGGCATAAATTTTCATAGCATTGCCGGCTTCGGTTGCTGACAGCTCTGTAGTATTGGATAAAAGCGATGCTGCTTTAATAAACTCTTCAATGCTTTCTTTTCCGCGCATTTGGACAATAGAAATTTGTGAAAAAACTTCATTCATTTTTTCTGAAGAAAAAAGCATGTCTATCGAACTTTTGAGAAATTGACTTCGTAAGCTTTCCCAATGCTCTTCGGACAAAGCAATTTTTTTGTTGATCTCAATTAAGGATTCTTGAACTATGTCAGCACTCTCGCGCATTTGTGTTAATGCTTTTTTGGCTGAAAATAATACTGCAATGGAAGACAACAAGGTTTGGCTAAAATCCCCAAAAATATCGTTGAGTTTTTCTACTGATGGAGTGGTCCGTTCTTGAAATTCTTCATTGAGGTCTTCTAATGTTTTTCTAGTGTCTTCCTGACGCGCCACCAAACTTTCTTTATTTTTTTTATCTCCCAAAATATGAACAGCGTCATTGGATTGTGTAACAAAATTTTTTAGGGTAGAAGACAAAGAAGAAAAAGCCCCCTGTACCTTTTTAGAGGCATCACCGGATTCATCACTCATTTCTTCTAAAACTTGTTCCATTTCACTAAGAGACCCTGTGATCTTTTTTATATTTTTCGACATTTGGTCTCTTAGTTTTAAGGTGAATTCAAGACCTTTTTGTGTTGGCCCGTCCATAGTTCTACCTTGTTCTCGAATGTTTAATAGAATCCATTTCTTTCTTGAGACGCTCTTGTTCTTGCTGTTGCTTTTCAAACAGTTCAACTAAACGGTTGTAATGCCAATTTCTTTCGGAACACGGCATTTTTTCTGTATCGCCCCAAGAAAAATGCCCATGATAAACCAAATCAAATTGGCAAGCCATCACGGCTTCGTAAGCTTTTCCGTTTGGGACGAAAAAACTCTTCGGTCACAGGCAATCTAGTCTCAATGAGGAAACTGCATTTGGGGCATTCCAAGGAAATGTCTGTGTCAACACCGCAATCGTTTTCTTCCAAAGCATGGCGCAATTCCATGGTGTCGCGACTTACTAGCTTTTCTACAAGTTGTAGGGCGTCTATCTGGGAAATAGGCTTTTGATCAAAAGAAACGATGCTTCGAGCTAGTGAATAAGTGTAGGCGGGATCGCCGACTTCTTCTTTTACGCCACGCCCTTTGGCATATTTATGAATTGCATTTTCGTCCTTGCCTCGCAAAATTTTAAGTCCAATTGTCTTTCCAGCAACAGGAAGTGTGACTAAAAACGGCTCTGCCTTTTCTTCATTATTGTCGTAGGTTTTTACATTTAACTCTGTTAAGTCAAAATTTTTAATAAACTGGTTGTCGCAATCAGGACATCGAACTTGAATTGGATATTCTGAGCCAAAAGAAATAAGGCGGATTTTGATTAAAAGAAAAAACCTATCCGAAATTAATAAATCCGATGGGGAAAAAGCAGAAGGCAATTGAACGCAAGAAGATAAAAGCATTTCCATTTTTTCTGAAATGTTTCCCTTTCCTCCATAAATTAATTTTTCTTCTCTAGCTGTCATAGCTCTCACATTGAGTTTTCCGCCTGGTATTTTCCCTTCGTACAGCCTTCCTTTGGATGGAAGCTCAACCGCGCACATTACCGAACTTTCAGAATATAAATTTTCCATATGTTATTCCCTAAGTTGTTTCTTCGAGAAAAAGAGGAATTGCTCTATCAAATCTAAGACTCACAGACATTTCTAAAACTTCATTGGAATTGTATTCTAAATTTCCATGCTCCACCGATGTTGGCCACAAACCTTGTAATTTCCATTTTCTTTCGTGCATAACTCCATCGGGACCAGTCAAAATAATACAGGCTTCTCTTTTATAATTCATGGCATATCCTAAAGCCCCAGTTCTTGGATCATAAACCAGTCGTCGCCATTTAAGAATTACATTGGCAGTTGCTTGATCTAAAAAATCTCTACACCGGATAGAGCCACCCTCTAAGGTTCTCCTACCAGCAATCCAAGAAGATTCGTTCATCCAAGACATCTCAATAGCCTCATTCCCTTCTTGAGGAAGAAAGCCTGAAACAATAGACATTCGCAATATTTCTTGTTCGAGATTGCTTGGCATGTATATCTCTATTTGAAAATGGTTTCTTCTTTGAGGCTCAAATCCTCCCGCCGAAGAAGCTAAATGCTCAGCAGTCATTCGTTCTAATGGCATAGTGTTCTCCTGACTTACCAGTTTTTCTAAAGTTGTGTCTCATTCATTTTAGGCCTCTGTAAACTCCGCTCCTGAAGGCAAAATAATAAAATCCAATACGATTTTTTCTGCTGCTTTTGTTGGAACAATAAATAATTTTCCGTGCATTTCATTGCGGTTGCGAACATCCGGTGGATTGGTGCTTTCGTCAATCACTATGGAAAAAGATTCTATTCCACGCCCAGCCTTAATTCTGCGAAGAATCGGATTGATCAAAGCTTCAGTCCTTCGCCACAATGTGCTATCATTGGGTTCAAAAAGCAAATATTTTGTTATTGTTGCCACCAATTTTTCTGCAACCAAAAGCATTCGACGAACATTGACGCGATCCAAGGCACTGGGCATTCTTTGCAAAGTCCTTTGTCCCCAAATCACAATACCATCGCGCGTAAAATCTACAATTGGATTGACTGCATTGCCATTGCCATACATTGCCTCTTGTTGTCCTTGGTCAACATTGTATTCAAGCCTCAAAGCTGTTGGCAATTTTCCTCGTACAAGTCCAGCAGGAGCAAACCATGGATCGGAAACATAATCAGTATAAGCTATCTGGCCTGCTACCCAACCAGAAGGAGGCGTAAAAATTTTTTGTTCTGTGATAGGATCATACATCTCGATCCAAGGCCAGTATGTCGCACCATAACTACTATTGAAAGCGGAATGTAATCCATCATAAACTCCATTGCCATTGTGCCAATCTATGACCTTTTCTACAGAGATTCCCAAAGGTGGGTCAACAATAGCAAAACAGTCTCCTCGACGACGACATAAATCGAGCATTTCCATAACAACAGGGCCAGAGGAAACGCCAGGAATGGCAACTAGATTAATGTCAAGCTTGTCAACGTCTTCGAGTGCTTTTAACCCTGTCTTCTTTGAAGTAGCTGGGTCAACCGTGCCAATATAATCCGCATCACTAATAGCGGAAATTCCGTCTTCACCTCCGGACAAATAAAAATAAAGCGCGGCTGGAATAGTGCCAGGATTGCTAAAAGTTGTAGGCGCGGGAGGAATTGAATTGCCATGATCGTCTACACGAATGTAACGACTTGCGTTGTTGATAGTGTTTTCTACAATTCCCTTGGTGAGGTTGTCGTATGATTCTAGCAAATTGGACTTTGCATCATGAACCCGAATGCGGAATGATCCAGTGTTTGTTCCCTGGTCAATTCCAATGTATAGACCGTTGGCCCATTCGCCTGGAGATTCTGCGGAAATGCTCAAAGAAATTGCCACAGCGTCCATTCCATTAACTGTGTAAGGAATTTCGGCGATCCCAAAAATGTCTCGTGAGGCATCTTGAGTTGGGTCAACCGTGTAAGGCACAATAGCCAACTCTCCTGCAATCCCTGTTGTATTTGAACGCAAAACAACTTTACTATTCAAATTATCTTTGGTAGCAAATCCAACAAAGGAAGGATCAGAGGCATTGATTTGGCTGACGATGTGATCAATGCTTACTTTCGTTAAAGACCCGGCCCAGCCTGTAGTTAAGTTAATGTTTTGAGTCACTCCATCTCTAGTTAATCTGATAAATTTACGCTGGGAAAGATTTATTCCAGCAGACAAATCTTTTGTTCCGATTAAAAAAGCAGGCTGTGCGTTTCCAGAAACGTCGGTTTTAGAAATTTGATGTGTTCCATCGGTTATACGGACAACTCGAAGTTGTCTTCCATTTCTTAAGTATTGCTGGCTTGCATAAATCATGTAGGTTGTGCCATCCGGATTGCCAAACTTTTGTAAAAGATCGAGTTCGTTTGTAATTAGTATTGGTTCACCGACTGGTCCTTTTTTAGCAATTCCAACTATAGCAAAAATTGCCGTAGCCAAAGCAGGAGCATACTGTGATAAATCGGTTTCCTTTATATATACTCCGGGAGCTATATACTGACCCATTTTTTATTTCTCCATTTGCTGAACATGTATATATCCCATAGCTTCCTTACTGCGGACATCATCCGTTATCTCTTTCTCTGCAATAATTCTTTCCGAATTATTTTTTCCCTTAGGCATCAAAGTAAGAGTCTTTGAACTTCCATTTGAATCTCTAACGAGAATATTCTGCAATTGACGCAGTTTATTAACAATCTTGTATTGCACACTTTTTTCCTTTCACGGGTCTACAATAATTTGAGCAGTGTGTACACTTTTTGTCCTTTTGGCAGGCCTAAATAACCAGCCTTCTATAGAAGCATCTAAAGTAATTCGCAAATTTCGATCCTGGTCTGTTACTTCCAAATCACTATTGTCTTCAATTCCATCTCCGATTATTGGCACAACATAAGGAGTAATATAAACCCCCTCGTGGACAATTTTAGGGTCTATGGTTACATAAAAGCGATCATCATCGAATTGAAGCAACAACCAAGTTTGGATTGCATTCATAATACTGCGGTTGATGGAGGTAAATTCAATCTGGTACGAAATAGTAATAGGAACTGGATAAGGAATTTGATAGCGTTCTTTTTTGGCTTCATCCACAAAACCAGCATAGCGAACGTGAGCCATGCTCCAACGATTTTGATTTTTACGAACTCCTCTACGAGTAATGGAGCATGTTGGTTCGATTGGTTTTATGATTTTATCTCTCTCCCGCACTTGAACAGGATGTTCTCGATTTGTTATGTTGGATATTTCGGCATACCCACGTCTTGGAGTTGCAAACACTAGATGCAACGGTTTTTGAGGGTCTACTGGAAAATTACAAGCCATAGTTTCTTCTTCGATAGCCTTAGAAAATCGAAAAGTAGAAAGCCAATCATAAACGGCTTGATCATACATTCGCAGCTGATCCACTGTATGCGCTTCGGTGAAATCTTTCAAAAAGGCGATGCTGGGTGGTATGCTAATTCCAACTTCTGTTTCCATAGATTACCTCGCCAAAGACTTTTGAACATTGCTAACAATTTCGTTTATTGTTTTTTGAAAATCTTGCTTTTCCTCAATAAACATTTCAGCAACAGGCCTCCAATGAGGCCTTTCGGGTATATTTCTACTTATACTTCCATATTCAAGGACTCTCGACAGAAATCTTAAATTGATTCCTGTTTTCGCGTGCTTTTTATTGGGTAGCATAATAGAAATTATAAGTATGCCTTGTTTTAGAGTTTCTTCTATAAAGATTGAAGAAACATATTCGCCTGTAGCAATTAATATACGCGGGTCTAACTTCTCTCTGATTTTCTTTTGTTTGTAAGCCTCATTCAATGGCTGCCATGTCAAAAGTTGATCTTCAATATGTTGTTTTAGCGTTTCCAGAAACTCCTGCGCTAAAGCTCGAATTTTATCTCTGGCCTCTTTGTAAATTTCTTCTTGAACTTCTGCCAAAAATTCTTGAGCTGCCTGAAAGCTTGCCCTGATTTCGTTTTTGGAAGAAAATTCAAATAAGTTTTGCGCCATAATCATCTTCCTTGTCGGTCTATGGTACTTAGCTTACAAAGCAAAATAAAAGGAATGTTGCTGTTAAGCCAGCACGAATCATGGTCTTCTACTACTTTATCAATTGTGTATTCGTGACCGTTGTATTCTAGGATGTCTCCTATTCGGACATTTTTTGTAGGAATGTTCATGGATTCTAAAAAGATAGTACTGACTTTTGCTGTTGCTGGACGACTTTCCACTATACCCAATTTGGTCAAAGTTTGTTCATCTCCTTGAGGCTGAATAAAAACTCTAATGAAAATTGCTGGATGGTATCGAGGCAAAACCTGTTCTCTATAAAGTTGATCTGTGGCATCAAATTGGTTATATTGCAAAGTTTGATTATCGAAACGAGCCTCACTATCTAAAACCAAACGTTGGTCTCGAATAAGCCTTTTCCAGGCAACCAATGGAACATCACGACACCACAGTTCTAAATGAAATTCTTTTTGAACAGCAATGTCGTAACTTCCAGTAAATTCGTGAGTATCCGATTTGGAAAAGGTCATAGCTTTATCCTGTTATTGGCCACATCGGAATTTGAAGTCCAGCAAGTTCTTCTCGAAGTTTCTCCCAGGCTTCAAATGCTTCTGTTTTAAGCTTGTCTCCGTTAATGTTGACATTCCCGCTTGGTGTGATGATAGAATTACCAAATTTTTCTCGGACTTCTCCCAAAACCATTTTTGCTCTAGTTAAAGCCATGCGTTTGAAAAGGTCATGGTATGATGGATTGATTTCTTCCAACCGATTATCAACAACATAGCAATAACTTACTTTATAGAATGTTCGGGAATAATCGCCAGTGTTGATAAAAAGAGTCAATGGGTCTGAAGGCTCCCATCGCCATATAGGCTCTTGTCCTGTTTTTTTTAATAAGGTTTCAAAGAAAGAAGTCGAAAGCACATAGTTGTCAAAATCAATCCTGCTGCCACGAGGATAATCCCTTCCAAAAAGAGGATCAGACACTACAGGATTTCCTTCTTTTTTTCTAAATTGAACATCTAAAATGCCTCGGCCACATTCTGGAATTTTATAATAATTTTGCCCGCCCACCAAAGTTATGTTTCCATATTTGAGCTTGGGTAAAAAGCGATTGTATTCTGTCAAAACATCATCAATACATTCTGCAATTTGCTCCTCTGTAAGCTCTACTGAAACTTTAGGCCATCCTAATTTTCTTAAAATCCAATGCAGAATTTCGGAGGCCAATAAAATTCTTTCACTCGTTTTAGTTGCATTGTGGACAGAAATTTGTGGATATGGATCAAATGAGACGTTTTTTATTTTAGCAAACCATTTTGCTTCGACACTTCCATCAAATAATTCTGGGTTTATTCTAACAAAGTAATAGACTCCGCCACCCGAAACTTTTTTGTTGATTGCAGGATTGCTTAAAAACGTAATGTCTGAAAAAATTTGGTTGTTGTCTCCAAGATTGAAAAGACGCAAAACCAAATCATTGTCAACAGCCTGCGCCTTTCCATTTTTCATAAAGGCAGCCTCTAAAACCAAAAGGTCTGGTTCTGTATTGGCTTGTGGAGAAAATTGGGAAGCAGATTCATATACTCTGGGCATAACTATCCTTGGCTATTTGTTTGTCTTTGTTTTTTCAGTTCCTGCATACAATCGTAGGTTGTCTACCACACAATTGATAGCGTCTTGCTTAGAGGCATTGTCAACAATGTTGAGTCCCAAAAATTGGGACAACCCCATTATTTGACCGCGAGTCATTTCGGAAAAATTAGAGGCTAGAGATTGTTTGGCCCATTCTTGAGGGGTTTTCCCTAAATATTTTTCTTGAGAGCTAGAGGACGGAATTTTTTCTGTGCATAGTGCGCCCTCTACTCTAGGAGAAACTAACCCAGGAATTATATCGCCTCCTGATTTTCTTGAAGATTGTCTAGGTGTTGACTGATTTGGTTTGTTTCCAACATTGATCATCAAGCCTTTTTGCCTAGGGCCATTGTATGGCAGCAACCCCCGGCGAACATCTACCATGCTAGAAAAATTAGAACCCTCGACCACTTCTCCGGAATAAATAATTTGGCGACCGCCATTTCCACTATAAATAACCACGGGATATACGTGGTTATTTATAAATCTTTCACTTACTGCTGTCATTCAATTCTCTCCTTATGATACAATCGAACCCGTTGCGTAAAAACGTGGATTTACTGCCCGTTTTCCATAGGATGTCCCAATTCCTTTTCTTCCGATGAAATCATCTAAATAAACAGTAGGTGTTGTATACAACGGAATGTAAGGAGCGAAAACGTAACCAGTATCCAAGAAGGAATTACCTCGATAACCACCAAAGAAAATCCTTCTGTTCTGTTGGTTCGTTCCCAAATAGGGGTCTTTATAAACCACCCAACGATTGTTGAGGGTACCAATTTTTACAACGCCGGAAGATTTTTGAGTTGTCAAAGCACCCGGCTCCGCAACAAAAGTAGGTAAGCTTTCTATGATATTGGAGACATCCACGCTAGTCACCAAAAAATTTGCCTGGCCTCGTTTTGTGGCAATAAAAATTAAATTGCCCAATTCAATGCAGGCTTCAACAAAAGAAAGCTTGTGTTCTGTCCAGGAAACACCAGCGGGAACAATGCTTGACCAAGCTACGTGTCCAGCCGCTGCAATGGAATGAAGGTCATTGATAATTTCTCGGTCAATCTCAAATTTGATTTCCTCAGCGGTAAAAGCTGCTAATTCGGAGGCCGCGTCAATTCCGTGCAAAGATCGCAAAGAGGCTTGGGCTTCAATACTCCAACGAGCACGCAATTTTCTACCTCTGGCATTTACTGGCGTACTTACTAGCTCCAAATCTATTTGAGGAATGTTTTCGTTGGCTTCAGAGTTGTAATTATATGTTGCTTGGATTACTGTATTTCCAGGCACTGGATTAGTAAAAACTAAATTTTGAATCTGTCCTGTTTGGTAGTCAATGATTCCAGAAACAATTCCAGACCCCGTGATGTTTCCATTTCCATCATCGTATCCCGTTACGGTGTCGGCCTCAATCATTACTGTATTGGGTTGAACAGGGATATAAGCAAGCACTACTCCAAATGGGCCAACACTTCCTCCGGCAGGAACAGTAATGATTGGCTCGCGATCAATATCATCCGAACTATAAAATCTACTATCGGCCGGGCCAGAAATGGAATCAAACATGGATTGTCCGGCTTGAATGTTTCCCTTGTTTGATCCATAAACAAAATCCATGTAAAAAATCAACGATGTTGGGCCTTCCATTGGCTGAACACTTACAAGTTCTTGAGCAATAAGATTGGGAATAACAGCTCGAATCAATGGAAAAGCAAATTTATCAAAGTTGCCGATTTGAGCTTGACCTGTAGTTTCTTCTAATTTTGCTTTAATCCATCTCTCTGTTGTCTCCAACAAAATAGAGAGCTGTCGTGCTTGTCCCTCCGACAGTCCCTCGCAATACTTTGCCCATTTTCCTTTTGATAGTTTTATTCCTAATAGTTGGCGGTCTTCATAGAATTTTCTGGGATTTCCCATAAGAAAATTTTGGCCGACAAAAGGACTCATTACTTCATTCATTTCATTTTACTCCTTACTTCCATCCAAGATGCTTTTGAATGTTGTTTAAAATTTTTATTTCTTGCGATTGAAATTCTTTACCGCGTGTAATGTCTTCCAATGCCATTCCATTGCCTTGTTTCTCATTTGGCAAGCTTTCCAATATTGGCTGTTGGGTTTGTCTCAAAATTTTTTCTTGCATTTTAAGACATTTTTGAACGGCTTTTACATTCGTCTCTTTTTCTAAAAGAGGGCGAATAGATTCTAATTCAGGATTTCTTTGAATGGCAGATTCAATAATTTTATTTCTTTGGATTTCTTCAGCTTTTCTTACAATGTTTCCAACCAATCCCAAAGCCGACTCATAACGAGAAGAAAGGATTCGGTTGGATTTTTTAAGAGCGTTGCATTTTAAGTAAAGAGCCTCCGCGTATTGAAGCAAATTTTTGTATTGTCGAATCGATTTAGAATGGGAAAGAGATTCTATTTGCTCCTCAGAGCCTTCTAGGTCATCCTCAGAATCTTCTAGGTCATCTTCTGAATCTTCTAAGTCATCTTCTGAATCTTCTAAGTCATCTTCAGAATCTTCTAAGTCATCTTCTGAATCTTCTAAGTCATCTTCTGAATCTTCTAAGTCATCTTCTGAATCTCCCAGGTCGTTTTTCAGTTTATCATCTTCAGAATCTTCTAAGTCAGAATCTTCTAGGTCATCTTCTGAATCTTCTAGGTCATCTTCTGAATCTTCTAGGTCATCTTCTGAATCTTCTAAGTCATCTTCTGAATCTTCTAAGTCATCTTCTGATTCTCCCAGGTCGTTTTTCAGTTTATCATCTTCAGAATCTTCTAAGTCAGAGTCTTCTAGGTCATCTTCTGAATCTTCTAAGTCATCATCCTCATCCTTAAGATCGCCTGGCAATTTTTGAGAAACTTCTTCGTTATCGGATTGATCATTGGGAGAAACAGCGTCATTGGGGACTCCTTGTTCTGTCATTCCTTTAAGAAGTTTGCTTACAACTCCCACAGAAACCATATCTTCTTTTTCGTCAGCCATAGTTATTCTGGCCTCCTGTATCATTTTGTAAATAGAATCACAAATTCTGGAAAGCGAGGCGTCTTGTTTGCGGAATTCCAAAAGTTTCTTTTCAGACTCTTTTAAAATATTTTTTACGCGTTCTTTTTCTTGTTTGCTTTTTTGTACATATTTTTTTCCACTTACTTGAGCCACGCCAGAAGCAACTTGGATAAGGCTATCCAACACATTATCTAATGGATGATATTGTGAAAGCGATTCAAAAGCTGGAGTGGCATACGCTCCCAAAGTACTTGGCGAGCAAACAAAATCAAAGGTGTCTAATTCAAAATTGTCCGAAACTACTTCAACTCCGTTTCGCATTTCAGAGATGCCACGTCCTCTCGAAGAAACACCAATTAAAGTGTTGCGTTGTGCCAACACGCGAAGTATTTCTCCATTGGGTGTAGGAAGTATTTCTGAAACACCCAAAATGGCACCGTCGTTTCCTATATGAATGCCTGTAACAATGTGTGATACTCTAGGAAATTTCGTTGTTCCGTCCGATGGATGCTCTAATTCGCCAAACATTCCTCGTTTGGCGATTCTCTTTTTCACCCCTTCTGATGCGAGTACGTTTTCCCAAAGGCTTCTGGGGTATACTCGACCGTTTTCGTTTTTCTGATCGCTTTGCTGGTATTTCCCCCGAAGATACAAAACATCACTTCCTCTGGATTCTGTCAAAGAATATTCTAAGGGCATTAACTCTCGAAATTCTCGCAATCTTTGCATAGCTCCCTCAATTAAATTAAATAGGCTGAGTGTCAAATCTTGCTATTAGCCCAACGCCCTTCCATATTCCTCGAATCTCTCTTCCTTTTCTTACCAAATCATTCGCTGCATTTACTGTAAGATGAAAATGAGAAACTAAGTAAGCAACAACTTGTTCAATAGTGCCCTCATAAATCGCCTGGCGAGAATAAGGACTTGTAATCTCTACATTCCCTATTCGACGAGAAGGCACAACTTCAATCATTTTTATTGCTGCCATTGGTCTATCTCCTTTTGAGAAATTGGTACAAATCGTTTTTCTTCTGGGAAATATTGCAACGCTCTCATATTCCAAAGATACGAAAACACTCGCTCTGTAAAAAAATTGTCTTTGCAAAGATTTAGAAACCAAGAGCGGGCATCCTCAAAGTGCAACGTGTAAACATCGCGTTCTATATAAATAGTAACATCCTCAGAAAAAGCGGGGCGGTGCATCCAGATCCAAAGTATATTTTGAGTTGGTGGTAAAATTGTCATACAATTTTTTGAGGAATTGTCGAAATTCCAAAAGGATTCATGGGATAAGGCGGCTCAAACCCTGGATCATTTGGGTCAAACAATTCAATGGTCTGGGCTTTAGAAAATGGCAATCCTCCATTTGTTTCACCAGCACTGGCACGATATTCGTGTATGCCTGCCCCCTTCAAAGACTTCCCTCCAGAAAATGGGACGGGTGAATTTTTTTTTCTTAGGTCAAATTTATGTCCTGTGTTGGAAGTAGGCGATGATGAACGCAAGCTTGCAGGCGAAAATCCCAATATTTTTCCAATGTACTGGATGTTGCTGCGTAAATCGCTTTCAAATTCCAAATCCATTGGCACTTCGAGCGAACCAACTTTGACGTTTACAATGCCCATATTGGACTCCTTTATTCTGTCTTTCTGCTATATTAAACAGGTAAGCGATTCAAAGTTACAACTGTTGGCAATTATTTTTTTCTCAAGGAAAAATTGACAACATCAGACGCATTTTTTCCTTGAGCTATTTTCTCTAAATCTTTGAAAATAAGCAGACGAACTTTCTTTTTTTTGTTTTTTGAAAATTTGTGATTCCCAGGCATTGCTCGTGCTTGTTGATAAAAATGATAATAAATCCACGAATAATTTTCTTCCAAGTTATGAATGGGAAGTAACTCTTTAGAGTGATTTGGTGTCTTTGGATACTTCCCAGCCACAGGATAGCCAAAAGCCTGAAGAAAATGATAATAAACGGTCGAACGCTCTTCCAATCGAGATGGCATAAAGTTTTCCTTTCCTTGCCTTATCCTAAAATTATCAGCAAGGTTGCAATCTCTACACCCATATTGCTGCAATGAAGGGAAGTAATGGGAGATTCCAGAGTGCCCGTAAACATAAAATTTGTTCCTTGGCTGGTATCTGTCAAATCCCCATTGATTTTCACCGACACAGGCTTATCACTTTGGACGTACAAAAAAACAACATTGGACACACCGCCAAAATCAATGAGAACGTCCAACGATCCTGGCAAAATTTTTATGCGTCGGGTGTCGTACTCTTGAACATTTTTTTGTATGTCTACTGGTTCTATACAAATATTTTTTCCATCGGAAGTTCGTATCTGCAATGTCCCTCTAAAAACTATTTGAACGCTCATAAAAATCAATCCTTATTTGTGTAAGGATGTTACAAGGTTGTTTTTCTTCTACGTTTCACTGCGTGTTTACATCATATTCCACTGAATTTTTTCCTTGGCATTGGTTTCCTTGGCATGGCACGTACCTTTGCCATTGTCCTTGCTAATCTTTGTTTTGCATAAAAAATTTTGTTATATTTTTCAGCCTTTTTTCTTTCTGCCCCTGATTTTTGTGCAGCTCTTTTTAGTTTTTCTTTCAAAGCTTTTCTGTTAGCGAGCGCATCTAAATAGGCACGCCTTTTTACGGAAAGCTGCATTTTAGAAGTGGCCAACTGCGTTTTGTATTGATTCAGTGTTTGTTTTACTCTTGTGCTCGCAGATTCCCATTCTGAATTTCCTTTGTAAATGGTTTTTTCCAAAAGAAGGTTAAGCAATTCCGCTGTTTCTCCCAATGTTTCATAGATTTCACTCATTATGATTTCTCCTCTATTCAATTTCTAACTCCACGCAATCACGTGGGTATCGGAAACATCCAAGCCAACAGTTTTTGGATTGGACAAAGACAAAGTTTGATTTCCTGTAGTAGAACGAATTACTGTTATTACAATCACTCCAGAAGAAAATTTTGCGCGCACAGTCCCAGGAGTGGGGCTTTCCATATAGCCCGTAACATTTACAATCGCTCCAGAGTCTACGGCAACAGTTACTTCTTCCTCTGAATCGGTTTTATTAGCAACGTTGTTGTTATTTTGCACAAAGATAGAAATTTGCACAGGTTCTCCCAAAACTCCAACAATAGAAGCGTTTGGTGAAAATACAATCTTGGTTTCTTCCTGCTTTAGCATTTCCATCAAATTACGCCATTCTTGATCGCGCCAATTCAAAGACGTTGCTCTCAAAGAAAGATCGGGAGGCAAGGTAGGCGAGACACTCAAAAATCCTTCCAGTACTAAAGCCAAATGGATTGGATTTACCTGGCTTTCTTGCAAAGAAAACTCTTGACCTGGCTGTGAAACCGGGATATTGTTTTGCCCGCTGGAAAGTATCTTGCTACTTATGTTTTTAAAAACGTAAGTCTGTCCCAAAGGCGGCTGAACTATTCCTGGCATGTTTCTTCTCTCCAATACTCAATAAATTTTTGCATTTTTTTCTCTAAATTTTTTACGCGATTTTCTAACTCATAATGCTGGCTTAGCAATTCATCATACTCAAGCCTTGGCTTAATCTCTGATGACATTACACTTTTCTCGAAATCAAATAAAAGCTCGCCAATTTCTTTGTATTTGTTCCAAACGGAATTGTTAAAAATTTTTTGCAATGATTGTGGTAGTACACTCGATAAAGATTTGTAATATGCTTCTCTATATTCCTTATCAGACACAAGGCGTACCGGCTCTTCTGGCTTTGGACACTTCGCAAAACTATAGAATTCCCACAACATAACCCCTAAAGAGAAAATATCATCATCAAATGATGCCTGCCAACCTTCTCTCGAAAGAACCAACTTTTCAGAAGCATAAGGCAGAGTCCCAAAAACATCACCCTTTATGGAAATATTGGAATCTAGGCCAATATATTTGGATTGTGCCCAATCAACTGGGCATATCACTGGCTTCTCTCGCGAAGTTCCAGTCAGTAGAATATTTTCTGGCTTAAGGTCTCTGTGAATTACGTCAAGTTCATGAATTTTTTGGATTGCCTTTAAAAGAATGTAGTAGAGCTTAATAGAAACATCTATATTCTTTTCATCCCGAACATACCATAAAATGTTGCTACCTTCGACATATTCCATGAGAAGACACAAAAATGGAGTTTCTTTTACTTCAATGACTCTAGGAATATAAATTATTTCTAGCCCGCCGTTTAATTGGCTGGCAACAAAATTTTGGTTCTTTGCCCCTCGAAGAAAACGTTCGCGCCTTTTATTGGGCGTTTCGATTTCTTGGTATTTAAAAATTCCCTGCTTGTGAACCGTAATCGTTCTTTCAAAAATTGTCGAGGCAATTTTGAGAACGAAAATTTTTTTTTCTTTGTTTGCAACTTTAATTACGGCTCCTTCAAGGCCACAACAAAGAAGTCCGATCAAAGAAAGTTCTGGGTAAACAGCAGCCAACAAACGATTCAACAATTCCTTTGGACACATTGGTTCTTTATGTGTAAATTTCATCAATGTGTTGATGTCCACTGTGTATTGATTCATAGGGCTGCCTTTATTTTTTATTTTTTGTTGAGGTTGGATGGCAGATTGGGCGGCAATGAATTGCCCCACATATCAATTTCTTTTTTTTCTTTTTCACTTTCTTTTATTTTTTTGAACTTTGCTCTTTGAACTCTTTCTTCCATTCTTTCTATAAAAAAAGAAGAAATCAACCCAGGCGGTGTCTTCAATTTCCAAATTATTGTTACTACACCAGCCAATAGTGTTCCTAAAAATTCCAGAAAAATAGTAAGAGACAACTTGATTTCTTGAGGCGAAATTCCCATTTTTATGAGGGCGAGAATGTACCCAAAAATTGTAAAAAGAACAACCGAAGTACACAAAATTGCTAAGTCTTTATTTAATTCAAAAAAAGTCAAAAACTTTATAAATAGACTTGTTTTGGGAATTGTCTCATTGATGTCCCTAGGCGTCTTTTTTATTTCTTCGCTTTTCAACTCTATTTTGTTGGCTATGGGTGTCTTTTTTATTTCTTCGCTTTTCAACTCTATTTTGTCTTCCAGCAAATGGCTTTGTGTCATTTTGTTTTCTGCTGCCATTCCTCATCCTTTAAAACTTCTACCATTTTTTTTAGTTTGGCTTCTATAGAAGCCGATCTAGCCTCTATGGAGGCCAACCTGGTTTCGATACTGCTTACAAATTCCAATTTGAAAATCTCTAAATTTTCTTCTACAGACTTTTTTGATTCAGATTCGATTTTTTCTACAATGTCTTGTTCTAGGGAGAAAAGCCTTTGGATTGCCTGATTGCGAAAGTTTTCTATGGCAACCAAATCTTCGAGAATTTTTTTGATCATTTCTTTTCTCCCCAATAGATCAATCTGACAATGCTTTGGCTTGTCCTTTCAATTTGTTTTTAATTTTTTCGATTTCATTAGCTTGCTGCATTACTTTTTCTTCTAATGCAGGAAGTTTTCCTTTATCCAAAATCTTAGGTTTTTCTTCTGCCTTGGCTGCCAATGTTTTATTTTCTGCCTTTACTTCCAATGATTCTTCCTTTTCTATTAAACCAAGCTCTTTTTTAATTTTTTCAATTTCTGCTGTTTGCTCCTTAATTTTTTCTGAATAAAGAGAGTCTAGAGTTTCCATCCTTTTTTTTACAGACTCCTCGGTTCTTTTAAACAGCTCATCCATTTTTTGAGTGCTCTCAATCACAACGTCCAATTGTGATTGAAGTAAAACTCCAATTTGATTGAACTGATTCACCATAGGAGTTGGAGACACAGATGGAATAGGCGTGGATGACTTAACTGGTTGTGAAACAGGAGTGTTTCCTATCATATAAATTTCCTTTCTTACACAGGCTCTTCTAAAATTTCTTCTGTGCTAGGATTGTAATACCAATCTTTTCCGTCAATATCTGGCAATAGAAACGTTTCTCGTTCAAAAATTTCATAAAGAGAAGGTACACAATATTCAAATTCTTCATAACCATGTCTGACAATAAGTCCTACAGGGAGCAAACTTACAGCCTTTGTTCTTGGATGAACTGCCATGTGTTCCGTTGTTACATAAACAAAATGTTGCAACATTATATTTCCTCCTGGCACCCTAAAACTTCTATTGTCGTTGAACCAGAAGATGTTGTTTTGTATTCAATCAAAGAAGTAAAAGTAACCGGGATTTCGATTTTCCCAATCGTATCTTTCTTGACTTTAAACCAAGCGTTCATCGTTTCTTCATCTGGACGTATATCTACTGGGCCGGAGTTGGCTTCTATGATAATTTCTGCCAGATGTGCCGTGGGTGGAATTACCGACGACAAAAAAATATTGGTGTATATCGTTGCTCCTCCATTTGATAAAACGCGCAATATCTCCAAATTCTCCAACCAAAAATACCTTCTACAATTTCCAATACCATATTGACAAAACTTCAAAAAATTGCCAAATGCGTTGTTGTACAACGAGCCAATTCTTCTTTTTAGTGTAAACCCAGAAGGCATTAAAGGAGAAGTTGAGGAGGTAGACAAAAGCCCTGCTACTTCCTTTGTTGTTGAATTGTATATTGCCCAAACATAATACCACGTGTTGGAAACCTCAGAGCCTGTATCGAGTCCATTCTTTCCACTTTCAGTCAAGGAAACTGTAATTTCGTTTGTTACTTTAATTGTAAAACTATCCGTGCTATCGCGGCAAGCCCCTTGTCCGATTTTAATAGAAAACACGGACAACCAAAAAAGTCTGCATCCAGAAATAAAGCCCGACAAGGGTAAGGTGCCTTTAATATCAAGTTGATCTTCCTCTTGGATTTCTTCTATTTGAGTACCTAAAACAAGGGGCTTTTTTTCCATGATTATCCTCTTTTAATTGGATAGGAAATTGTGATTTCAATTTCTGTTTGAGAAATAGCAATGGCTACGGGCTGCATATATTTTCCTGATCCCGAAGGCGGAGTGCTTGTAATTGCTCCCGCTGTTGCTCCACTCACGTAATAGGGTGATCCTGGTGTCAAGGAAGTAAATCCTCCTAGTGGCCCATCTGTTTGGTAGGTAATTGCTTGATCCGCCGCTGTGGCTTCTTCTATAGCAAATCCTACAGCAGGAAGAGTGCCACCAGCATCCGCTTTTGCTTTTTTCAATTTGCCTGTAGCCGAATCAACATACACAGCATCGTTTGCTGCAATGGCCTCACCAGAAGTTCCAGAAATTGTATCTTTTCCAATATCAGACAAAGAATCCGAAGCCTGCAATTCTTCGAGATAACCATTAGAACCTATAACAAGAGGCTTTTTCAACGCCATCTAGCTTCTCCTTATATAAACTTCATCTATTTGTAACAATATCTTGGTAGCAGTAAGTGCTACTCCAATTTTTTGTACGTATCCACTAGAAAAAACTGTCGTAGTAATTTCTCCATTTGCTCCAGCAAAGATGGTTCGCTTGGGCAACAAATTCCATTGCAAATTTTCTACCACGCCGGAAGTAACTACACGTCCCCTGGTATTTGGCAAAATTTCTTCACATACCATTCCCAATACTGGCATTCGAGCCGAATCAGACTGATCGGCGACTCGCATTTGTTCCCCTTCTGCTAAAGCAACCAAACTATAGGCTGCAATACCACTAGAAGGAGCAATCAAAGACATTGCTTCTGTGGAAATATTGACCGCCTTAAAATCAATTTCTTTAGTTATGGGATTGCTTGCAATCAATATAGAGTTGTCAGTAGAAAGAAGCTGAACAGATTCCGATGCAGGGATTCCATTGACTGTTCCTTCTCCAATGCCAATCTCTCTGGTTCTAAATGCCATAGATTACCTCATTGTCTCATTGTCTTACCAAACCTGACTGAGAACGCAAATTGTTTGTTCCATAAAAAAATTCCAGCTTCCCAGTAAAAGGGAAAGACATTCCTTGTGCGCGAACGGAAACTTTGACTCGTGCCTCAGAAACTGTGGTGGGAAGTGCCAGTCGAAAAAGTCCTGTTTGTTCTAAGGTGTGATAGAACGGCATAACTTTACCATTGGAACTAACAATGATAGATTCCTCGAAAAACTGCTCTCCTGTAGAAAGTGCATACCCAATGCTGATTTCAACTTTATCTTCCGTTCCTTTTTCATAGTTAGCATAGAGCATTAAAACATCAGATTGGTGCAGATTGGCAATACGAAAATTGTCTAAAAAATTTGTTGTCAGTCCATTGGCCGAAATAACGAATGTTTCTTTTTCATTAACTCCCCACATGTTTTAGTCTTTCTTTTTGCCAATGATTTCTTCTAAAACCTTAATGGAAAGCCCTGTTTTATGAGCCATTTCCTTTATAGGAGATCGTTTACTATGCAAGTGCGCAATCAAATTTAATTGATTTTGGGTTATGCTAGGCATTCCTTGTTTTGTCAGTCCTTCATTGATTGTATTGAGACTCAGTAAAGAATTTTGTAAAAATTCTTTCATGGAAAGGTTGGACTTTTTTGGCAAAGAAGATTCTTGAGCTTTGGGCACCTGGGTACCAAAATTAGAGTAATCAAAAGTTGAACCCGGCTGGCTATATCCTGGATAAGCCATCTTTTCTTTCTTCAAAGGAGTCTCTTGGGCATTCCCCATTTCTACTGAATATCCCTGGGATGAAAGCGAGTCATAAATCCTTTGGGCGGTCGTTTCATCGGGCACAGAAATCAAAAATTGACCAGAAGACGATCCGTCAGCCTCCACCCAACCTTGAGGGGTTTGATTTAAAACTATACTTCCTGGAGAAAGTAAACCACTGTCCAACATCATTTGATAAACATTGGAAGCATTGGCTTGGGCTTTGTCAGAATCACGAACAAAAACTGCATACTCATTTAATACCAATGGTGCTGGAACTTCGTCTTTGATGTCTCCTGGTTGGATTTCTTCTGGCGGATCAGAATTGGGAAATTCTTGAGAAAGCGGGTCTCGAGAAAGCAAGTCTTGAGTAATTGTAAATTCTTTACCTTCTTTGGTATGATAAACTTTTTGATGTTTGCCAGGCTTTAAAGTATAAGACTTGCTTTCGTCCGATAACTCCGAAACTTGTATATTCTCTCCGCACGTAAGACAACGATAAGCATCGCCAACTCCTGCGACTGTTCCACCACATTTAGGACAAGAACCAGGAATTACTCCCTTTGCTTGATCTAGTTGGGAATTTCCTGAGTAGCCCATGGGTGCAACCATTGCAGTAGAAGTTACCACTTCCAAAATTTTTTGCCCACAATTGGGACAATTGCTAGACTTTGTTATTTTTCCACATTCGGAACAATGCAACGATTTTTTGTAAGTCTCTACCATCCCATTTGTCATTCTGGCTTTGTAGCCACAAGAACGACATTCAAAGACTCTCTTTTTTATTCTGACGGCTTCAGAATCGCAATTAGGACATACTCCTTCAAAATGTTTTGTTCCTTGACATTTTACATTTTGTAAGTCTCTAACATGTTGAAAGGAAAGCCCATACTCGTTAGCCAATCGCTCTGTAGACAATTTCTCTGTAGACAATTTAGCGACATCTTCTGACAAAAAGCCTTCAGCTTTTTCTTTACATCGAAAAATTAAAATCGTGTTTTCTTTCCCCTCGTGCACTTTAACTTCTTTTCCTATATAATTGGCGCACTCCTGCAACATTGCTTTATGACAATGCTCAACAACGAGAACTACAGAGTTGCTGTTTTGATCTATATAGCCTTTCTTTATTTTTACGCCAGATTCTATAGCCCTAGACGCAATCCAATCTCCTACATCGCGAATAGAACGAATAGCCAGTTTGTCTCCTTCTAAAAAGTTAAATATATTTTCTATATGCCCGCCTAAGTGATAATATTCCACCATAGCATTAACTTTTTTTCTGAAAGATTTATTTTCTTGAATGTCTCGAATGTACACATATCTTAAAGGAAGTTTTTTATTGGCTACAACTTCTATCATGTTTTTTTCTCCTCAAACAAACATTCCAATTTTTTCTAATTAATTAAACAGGCTTAAAACGCAAATTTACAATTTCTTGTCTGTTTAATTAATTAGAAAAAAAAAATTATAAGGAAGGGGGAAAAAATGAAAAACACTACATGCCCTCAATGTAAAAAAACAAAAATTGCAGAAGAAAAAAATTTTGTAGAAATTTCCGGAGTAACGCCAACAAAAACAGAAAGGCTAGTTTGCCAATGTTGTGGTTACAAATGGGAACAAAAAAATCCCAAAGCCGTAGTATTAGAGGACTAGAGCATGATAGACCTAAATAAGCGACTTGGATGGAAACCAGAACCACCTGACGCAAGAGACGTAAAACTAGGGGCGCATCTAGCTTTACGTCTCCCTGATTCTTTGCCAAACACCATATCCCTTCGCGAAAAACAATCTCCCGTGCGTGACCAAGGAGAAACAAATTCATGCACAGGATTTGCTTTGGCGGCTCTTCGCGAATATCTTGAAATTGTTGACCAAGAACGTGGAAACCCAGAAGCAACCAAAGGTTTTTTGTCACCTCTTTTTATCTATAACAAAGAACGAGAGCGCGAGGGAACTTTAGAAATAGACTGTGGAGCCTACCTCCGAGATGGTTTAAAAATCCTACAAAAATGGGGAGTGCCCAAAGAAGAACATTTTCCATTCTTGCCAGAAAACATAAAAATCTCACCTTTTGTTGGAGAAGCGTCGTATTTGCATTGTATTTACGCATACATGAAAATTGCTTGCTTGCAAGAGGCAAAAATAGCTTTAGCCATGAAACTTCCCGTTGTCTGTGGTCTAAGCATCTATGAAAATTGGGATTTGCCCATTGTCTGGAAACAAGGATTAATTCCTGACCCTCAAGGAAGAGTAGTTGGTGGGCACGCTGTATTGCTTGTAGGATACAACGACGAAAAACAACAACTGACCTATAAAAACAGTTGGGGAGAACAATGGGGAGATCGTGGTTATTTTCACACAGACTATAATTATTTTGAAAAAAATGGAGCAGACTTTTGGACTGTATTGCAATGGAGATAAACTGCACACTTCAACAAATGCAAATATTTTTTATGGTTTTGTTACACCTAGACAGAATTGACTTTGTGAAAAAATTGACCGAAGGTAATCTAGGAGACTACAGTCTGCAACAAATCAGAAGACAAACATTTGAAAAAGCTTTTCAAATAACCAGCATCTACCTACAAATTTATTCCTCTGAAAACAAATACGAAACAATTCAAAAGTTCGCGCATTTTTATTGCTGTTCATTTGAAATCATTACTCTTGTTTACAAATACGTAGCAGAACTATTATGGAAAATCCAACCGCAAACGGACACACAAACCAATCTGGCGATGATTCTGCCAACGATCAAGAATCTCACTCTCAAAAAACTCAAAGCCTTCCATGGCAAACCATTTTGACTACAACCGAAAGTTGGAGCAATGGCCAAAAAATCTCGCCAGAAAAGATGGAAGAGCTAAAGAAAGAATTGGTCTCAGAAGCTGAAGACTTGGAGACCATGAAAAAAATTATAAAAATTCAACAAGGCAAAAGACTAGAAAATTTACTAAAATTTGTAAACATCATCGAACAAAAAGCAATGGCTGGAGAAAACTTGAATGATATGTCTCCCAAAGACCTAATTCGTTTTTTTGCAGAGATGCAAAATGCGATCACCGAAACCCAAAATTTTGTTTTTGCAAAAGAAGAACAACCATCCCAAAACAACAACACAACTTCGAAAAATCTAAACCCATTGGGCATCCAACCTTTAGATCGGGAACAAATAATACGAGCCGTTTCTTTTACTCTTGATTTAGCCAAAGAAACCAGAGTCTAACCTATGATCCAAGAATTACAACCACCAAATCTAACACCACAAGCATTGAGCACCTATTCCCAAATTTTTCGAGAGTTCATAGAAAAAGGGAGATCGCTTACATACGAAAATTTGTTTGGGCAAGATTTTGTAACCCATCCTTCCAGCCCGAAAGAATTTTTTACATCCGAGCAATTGATTGGCCCCAGTGCTAAAAACCTTTATCCTAAATGGCTAGATGAATTGTGTATTGTCTGCAATCCTAAAAATGAAATTACAGAATGGATCATCACAGGACCAATTGGCGGTGGAAAAACTACGGTTGCTGCCCACGCCATTGCATATAAACTTTATTATCTAAGCTGTTTAGTAAACCCACAGGAATACTACGGCCTTATGCCTGGGCACAACATCGTAATTGGTCTTTACAATATTTTCAAATACAAGGTTCGCTCCACAAGCTACCACATTTTGGAAGAAATCGTTACAAGGTCCCCGTATTTTCAAAAAATATTCAAACGAAATCCAAAGCACACGACCACATTAGAATTCCCCAACAACATTGGCGTAATGACTGGATCAAACGATTTACAAATTTTGGGTGAAAACCTTTTCATGCTTTTGCTCGATGAAGCCAACTTTATGAAAAGAGGAAATGACCCCGAAGAATCACAAGCCTACAAAGTATACGCTGCTGCTATCCGACGTATGGAAAGCCGATTCTTGGGCCCTCGAAGACTACGACCTTGGCTTTTAATTCTTGTATCTTCTAAAAAGCATGAAAGCGATTTTACAGCCAAACGCATCCAAGAATCCTCTGGAAAAAAAAATGTACACGTAAGCGACTATCCTCTTTGGGAATTGAAGCCACCGGGAACATTTAGCGGCAAAACATTTGTAGTCCAGATCGGCGACACACTGCGACCTTCGAGAATCCTAAAAGAAAAAGAAGAGCTATTCCCAGGCCTTAAAAATATCAACATTCCCATCGAATTTTATGAAGCCTTTGAAGCCAATGTAGATGGTGGACTAAACGACATTGCTGGCATTGCGTCTTCTAGCTCCCAACCTTTGATTTCTCACAAAGAGACCATTGGAATGTGTATTGACCGAACTCGCAAGCATCCATTCTGGCAAATACAAATTCCTAGCAATTTTATGGAACCCGATCCATTGGAAGACTATTTAGACATCACTTCACTAACACGCATTGCCAACTCTAGGCGTGTGCCAAAAGTCAATCCTCACGTGGCTAGATTCATTCATGTTGACATTGGTCTTACAGGAGATGCCCTGGGAATTTGCATGGGACACCCAACAGGAATAAAAACAGTGACCAGGCTTTCTTCTGATGGAATGCCCTATAAATCAGAAGATACAATTGTCTACATTGACTTCATGCTTCGCATTATCCCCAATGGCGAAATAGACCTAGCCCAGGTACGCATATTAATCCTTTTTTTACGAGATTCTCTTGGTTTTCCTATTCAATGTGTCACCTATGATGGATTTCAAAGTCGCGAAAGCATCCAGCTTTTAAAAAAATGCAACATTGAGACCGAACTTTTGTCTGTAGATCGAGGAGTCGAACCTTATTCCATCCTGCAACGCACAATCTTGGAAAACCGAATTTCTTTTTATGATTATCCACCTTTTCTCAAGGAACTAACCAACCTTATCTTGGACAAAGAAAAAGGAAAGGTTGACCATCCCAAATGCAACCCCGACGGGTCTAAAGGATCAAAGGACGTGTGTGATGCGGTGGCCAGCGTTGTCTACCAATGCCTCAAATGCTCCAATGATTTTGCTGTACTCAATCCGCGAGATTTTCTGGAACAGGAAAATAAAGAAGACAAGGCTATGCCCGTTCCCGTTGTCACAGCTTCCCATTCGTCTCGAACCCAACATGAAGACATTTCTTGGGTCATAGGTGATAGTTCACCCGAACTTCAAAGGGCTGTAAAAAGAACCATATTCAAATAAGGAGAATCTTTTGAACATTCAAATCATTCGACGATTAAAAAATGTTTTTGGGCTTTTCAAAATAAAACAGCCACAACAAAAATTTATGCCTTTGGAAGAGCCTTACGGCGAAAACATGATGGGCTGGTACAACCGCACCATGCAAATGGCCAGAGACCGCCGTTCCATTTACTACGACATGGAACAAATTAGCGACTTTGTGTTGGGAATGAGTGCCCTTGAAATGTATACCGAAGACTCGTTTCCATTCAATCAGGAACGAGGGTCTAGCATTTGGATTTCTTCCTCTAATTCTAAACTCATTCAGGCAATCAATGAACTCAACCGCAGAATAGACATTGAAACTCTGATTCCGTCTATGGCTTTTACTACAGCACAGTACGGCGACAACTTTGAATACCTGACACTTTCCGAAGACGGTGTTGCCTCCATAAGACAAATTTCCCCTCTCATGCTCACACGCATCGAAAATCAATATGGACAGCTCTTGGGATTTACTCCTGGCATTGTAGACTATATCCCTGGCCGAGATGCGACTATCCCCATGCCTCTTTCCCGCCCTTGGGACGTATTGCACACTAGGCTGTGCAGTACTCATACTCGTGTTACAGGACATGGCACAAGTATGCTTATGCCTGTGCGCCAAACATGGCGGCAACTTAAAATTATGATGGATTCTATGGTGCTCTATCGCTGGACACGTGGGCCAGATCGCATGGTCTATTATGTAGATGTGGGAACAAGTCCACCAGAACAGCAAATGCGAGTCCTCAACCAATGGAAACTTTACATTAAAAAGAAGCAACATTTTAATCCAAGCACTGGTAGCTTTGACCAAGAATGGAACCCAGAAAGCATAGATGAAGACATCTTTTGGCCAATCTCCAAAAATTCGCAATCCAAAATTGAACGCCTTCCCGGCGCGTCCAATGTAAACGATATTGCCGACGTGCAAATGTACATCAATCTATTTTTCGCAGGGCTACGCATTCCCAAAGCATTTATGGGCTTTGAAGGTGAAATCATGGCTAGAGAGGTTCTTCCTTTCCAAAGCATTCGTTATGCCAATGTTGCTTATAAACTGCAACGGGCTGTGCTGACATCGCTGGCCAGACTCTACCAGATTCATCTTACACTCAAAGGCTACAATGTTCGGTTGCCAGAAAATAGCTTTAAAGTCCACACATCCACTATTTCGCATTTGTATGATGTTGCAAAATCCCAACTTTTGCAGGCAAAAATGGAAATCATGCGCACGCTCTTAGACTTTGGGGACTCTGTTCAGCTCGACAAAAACAATTGGCTTCGCTATATTTTGCGAACTTACTTGGACATGGAAGACGGCGTGATCCAAAGTTTATTCCCTGTTCAAAACAACGCTGAGGAAGAAATTCCTTCCGATTCGGATCGAGATTCCATTGACAAAGCCATGACCAGCCTAGAAAGCAAAAACCCAGAAACCATGGAGCGGCTCAAAACTTTGAAAAAAATGTCGCCCTACTTCAATCCATCAGCCTCCTCTCAAGAGGTAGAAGCCGATTACGAACAATTGACCAAGGAAATAGATTCTAAAGATGACAGAGCATTCCAAGACAAAATCCGTAGCCTGATTGAAAAACGAAATCAAGAAGAGAAAGAAAAACATGGTTACAGAAGACATCCCCATTAAAACCTTGCGTCCCATTCTCGACAGTGTCACTGGCGTTGTCCTCGTTCCTGAAGGAACAATCGGGAACTTGCTCGATTGGAACATTACACCCGGCCCACGTTCATTTATTCCAACAACCAATTTATTTGATTCCCAGCTCAAACGTAGGCTACAATTCTCGGTCTCTTTTCCCCAAGGCGTCTATCAATTGCTTTTCCCAGAACAATTGATTTTTCTAAACCCTTGGGGACTTCTCAAAGCTTTGCTTTCTATGGAAACTATCCAACGCGTGGAGCCCATTAGCCCAACCCCGCGTTTTCGATCTTCCATTGCTAGTCCTCATGCTGTGACACTCATCCTTGCCAATGGTCTACGCGTCTGTCTTATTGTTGACAAAGTCTCTGGTTTTTTGGATTTGGAATTAGAAGCTGAGGAATGTTGAAGCAATGTTGCAAATGATGACTGAAGCCTTTGGCTTTGTGGAAATAGCTATCAGCAACTTAAAAAATAGTTATCATTTCTTGCAAAGGACATTATGAGTTTTAAAGGAAAATCCCATGAATACTTACCCATACACCGACGAAGAAGTTTTGGAACGCATCCAAATTTCTAGCATTCCACGCAATGAAATTGCTTTTGATATGACTACCATAATTCAAAAGCACAAAGACCAATTGGACTCCTACCACCCTATGAATGATTGGCTTTTGATCATTGAAGATATGTCGCTGCGCAACAGTGGCCGAATTATTCCCGTTAAAAATCGTTACTACCAATTCAAAGGCATGGTTTATGCCAAAGGCGAAAAAGTACAAAGTCAATCTCTTACGCCTGGGGTCTATGTTCTTTGGGGCCTTTACAATGGCAAGTATGTTCCTATTTCCAACGAACTCAATACCTGGTTTGTTCGAGAAATCCACATTCTAGGCATTACACAAGCTGAGGCAAAATTAAGCGAGTAAACCAATGCCAATGAGCAAAGAAGAACTCGAACAAAAAATTAAGGAAGTGTATGCGCTCATGGCCCAAGTCTCCTCAGAACTCCGCAGAACTCAAGACACAAACCGAAAAGCAGAACTCAAAGGCCATTGGGACAACCTCAATGATTTGTTAGCAAAACTCATGGGCGCACAGCTGCGTTTGCATTTTAAACGAGACACCCAACCAGTAGCAACACCAACGCCAGTAGCAACAACTACACCAGCTGCAACACCAACAACCCCTATTTTTCCAAGAAAGGTTACTCCTGTAGATGCACGCACTACCAGAACCGAATTGATTCAAAAAGCGGACATGGGCAGTGCGAAGCGCAGCGAACTCGTCACCTCAATTCTCTTGTCTGTGGAAAACCACAATACTCTTGTCTACCAAAGTGCTACACTCGACAATAACTGGCTTCAAACAATCCAAATGAACCTTAGAAAAAATATGGTCATGTATGGCATCAAACAAGCCATTGATGGCCCTCTCTATGTTCATTGCGATTGTCCCGCTTTTAAATGGTGGGGATTTGAGTACATTTGCACAGCCCGCCATATTGTCTTGCCCACCAAAGGAAACAACATCTATCCCAAAATCCGCAACCCAAGACTTATCGGCACAGTTTGCAAACACCTTATCCATGTCCTCACTCAACTCCCACAAGATGCGAAAAAAATTTACAACCTCCTCAATGCCGGACAACCCTGGGTATCCTAAAGTACAACAGCTTGCTCATTGGTAGGCTGTTGTACTTTATTTTTTGATAATTTTAGATTTTTGAGAAAATTAATTTTCTTCTCCGGAGAATATTTTTTTCCAATT